ATAAGACTGGCGTGGAGTTTGACCTCAGCATGCTCATCCGCATGGACACAGAGGGGCGCTATAAAACTTACAGCGAGGGAATTGGCGCAGGCTTCCTGACGCCAAACCAGGCGCGTAAGAGCGAAAATATGCCGCCAGTTCAAGGGGGCGATACGCCGTACCTGCAGCAGCAAAACTACGCGCTGTCAGCCCTGGCTAAAAGGGACGCCAGCGATGACCCGTTCGGAAGCAAGTCTGAATCTGAACCGGCCACTAATCCGTTACCAACCATTGACGATGAAAGCACCAAGGCTCTTTCCGAGCAGGAGCATTTCATGGTTAAAGCAATGCTGAAAGGGATGCTGACCCATGAATGAACGTGACATGTCACTGCTGAAGGCTGTCAGTGAAGCAGTAAAAGAGCAACTTTCAGCTCTGAAAAAAAGTCATGAAGAAGCCATGTCGGAGCAGGCAGCTGAAATCAAAGCGCTGAAAGGCATTATTGAGCAACTACAGCATGCGGCACCGGACAAAGAGGCAATAGCTAAATCCGTACTGGCAATGATTGAGGTTCCTGCCGCGCCGGAGCTGCCGGACATCGGGCAGATGGTGAAGGATGCCGTGGCAGATATTCCGGTGCCTGAAGCGCCAGCGCTGCCGGATATCGCGGCTTTAGTTTGTGAAGCCGTTTCAGCCATAGAGTTGCCTCAGCCTGAGAAATTGCCAGATATCAGACAAATGGTGAAAGAAGCCATTGACCAGATTGAGGTGCCTGAAGCGCCAGCGCTGCCGGATATCGATGCAATGATTCAGAAGTCTGTAGCAGCAATTAAGCTGCCGCAACCGGACCCGCTGCCAGACATTGAGCAGATGGTGAAGGATGCCGTCTCGCTGCTGCCCCAGCCTAAAGATGGCACCGATGGGGAGGACGGCAAAGACGCGCTCCAGCTTGAAATCGCTCCTGAAATCAACGCTGAGAAATCGTATCCGCGCGGTACCTACGCCATCCATCTTGGCGGCCTGTGGCGTTCGTATCAGAAAACAACGGGAATGAACGGATGGGAGTGCCTTGTTGATGGTATCAGTGAAATCGATATCTCTCAGTCGGAAGAGCGGAGCTTCACTGTCAGCGCAGTTAAATCCAGCGGCGAAAAGACAGAGAAAACCTTCAGCGTTCCGGTGATGATTTATCGCGACATTTTCAGCGAAGGTGAGAAATATCAGCCGGGTGACAGCGTTACCTGGGGCGGTTCTGTCTGGTATTGCTGCGAAGAGACGATTGATAAGCCCGGCGAATCAGGCTCAAAAGGATGGAAGCTGGCCGTCAAACGCGGTCGTGATGCGAGGGTAAAACCGTGACTGAACTAGTCAGCCTCGAAATGGCTAAAGATCATCTTCGTATAGACGACGATTATGGGGACCAGGACCTTACCTTAAAGATACAGGGTGTCAGTGCCGTACTTCTCAGTTACATCCAGGGCAGCAGGGATAAAGTCGTTGATTCATCCGGTGAGCTCATAGACGGCGAACCTCTCGTTCGCATGCAAAGCGCAACTCTGGTTTTGCTCGGCTATCTCGACAGAAACAGAGGGGGGGAAGAAGAGGAGAAATTAAAGAAAGGAGACCTGCCTTTAGCGGTGACGATGCTCATTTATGATCTTCGCCGACCAACTATTGTATAGGATTTTCAGCAAATGGCATGTGAAGGCTGTAAGCGCCGCCGTGAGTGGCTGAAAAACTGGATGAGGATCGCACATGAACGAGCAACAGGTAAACGCACTGCTGGAAGCGATGCAGAAGCAGACACAGGCGCAGAACGACCAGACAGCAGCGCTAAACCGCCTGGCGGAGTCGAATGAGTCTCTGGCTGCTGTTCTTTATCAGACCTTTGCTGATGAAATTGAAGCCACTTCGCCTGATTCTCCGGCACCAACATATCTGAGCGGTAAGGCCAGGGGGTAGTGATGCAGGCTGGAAAACTACGCCACCGGATAACGCTGCAGCACAAAGTTAACGTACAGGATCAGTTAACAGGCGCGGTCAATCCTGAGTGGCGCGACAAGGCTACGGTGTGGGCTGACGTGGTGCCATTGTCTGCCCGTGAGTTCATCGCGGCTCAGGCAACGCAGGGTCAAATAACTACCCGCATAACTATCCGCTACCGCGCCGGACTAACGAACGACAACCGAATCGTCTTCCGTGGTCAGATTTACAACATTGAGGGGGTACTCCCTGATGCTGTAAGCGGTCGCGAGTACCTGACTCTACCATGTTCCGAGGGTGTTAATGATGGCTGATGGTGTGAGCTTTAAGCTGACTGGCATCGATACGCTATTGGGTCGGCTGGATACTCTGAGCGATGACATGCGGAACAAGGGCGGACGTGCCGCGCTGCGTAAGGCGGGTAATGTCATTGTCGCCAGAGCGAAAGCGAACGCTGCGAGAATCGACGACCCCGGCACTGGGCGAAGCATCGCTGATAACATCGCTCAGCGCTGGGACGGCAGGCGATTTAAGCGCACTGGAGACCTGGGATTCCGTGTCGGTGTGATGTACGGTGCGAAACTTAAAAACCATCCCTCGCTAAGCAAAAATTCACCCACCCCGCACTGGAGGCTAATCGAGTTCGGAACCGAGAACATGAGGGCCCAGCCGATTATGCGACCGGCTGGTGACTCCAGCATTAACGAAGTGGTGGCAACGTTCGTCAGCGAGTATGACCGGGCGCTTGACCGGGCGATCGCCAGAGCCAAAAAGAAAGCGGGGGGCGGATGATTGCACCAATTTTCACTACCTGCGCAGCGAGTGCTGATGTCCGGGCGCTGCTGGGCGACACAACAGTGAGACTTTACCCCTTCGGGAAAAACCCCGAAGCACCCACATATCCCTATGCGGTGTGGCAGAACATAACAGGCGGACCAGAGAATTACCTTGGAACGCGCCCTGACGCGGACAGCTACACGCTGCAGGTTGATATCTATGCCAACACCGACAGTGAAGTGATCGCCGTGGCGCGCGCGCTGCGTGATGCCATTGAACCCCGCGCCTATATCACCCGATGGGGGGAGCAGGAGCAGGACAGTGAAACCAAACGGTACCGCTATTCATTCGATGTCGACTGGATAGTGTTGCGATAACAAAAACCTTACCAACAGACCCGCTCCGGCGGGTTTTTTATTACCTGGAGAAAACTATGTCAGTCGTGACACAAGGTACTCAGCTCTATGTTCTCGCCGCAGGCGTGGTCAGAGAGGTCGAATGCATTACCGCGTTCTCACCGGGCGGGAACCCCGCAGATCAGATTGAGGACACATGCCTGAGTGAGCGAAACACGCGCACTTACAAGAAGGGACTTCGCACTCCGGCACAGGCTTCAGCAACGCTCAATGCTGATCCAGCCAATGCAAGCCACCTGATGTTAAGCAACCTGGCGGAGTCTTCCGATCAGGATGATTTGACCTTTGCTGTTGGCTGGTCAGATGGTGAAGACGACCCAACCGTGGGCGCTGCTGGCGCACCTGGCGCAGTTGATGGCCTTATTCTGCCGGATACGCGCACCTGGTATGTCTTCAAAGGCTACGTTGCTGACTTCCCGTTTGACTTCCAGGCCAACACGGTTGTGCAGACGACCGCCACCATTCAGCGCTCAGGCGCTGGCGCGTGGATTCCAAAGGCTGGCGCAGGCAGCTAAACAACAATCGGGCGTGACATGTCACGCCTAATCTTATATCGCAGGAAAGCACATGAAACTGACACTCGATTCACTAAAAAAATCCGGCGCATTCACAGGTCGTCCTGTGGAAAAACAAATCACCTGGAAGCAGCGTGATGAAGAATTTACAGCCACGGTGTTCATCCGACCGTTGGGTTACCACAGCGCCACATCTGACGTACTGGCCCATGTGGGCAAGGTTGACGGCATTGCCGGGCGTATCGCAGCCAGCATCTGTGATGAAGATGGCCACCCGGTCTTCACGCCTCAGGATATTACTGGCGAGGCTGACCCCGATCGCGGCGCGCTTGATGGCGCACTGACTATCGCGCTCCTGGTTGCCATTCAGGAGGTGAACGATCTGGGAAAGACCACCAACTCAGCGCCGAAGACGAATTCTGGTGCGAGCTCGTCCTCAACGGGATCGGCGGAAGAACCA